ACACTGAGCAAAGCTGCGGTGTGATCCAGAGCGACAGCGTGGAATTCCACGTCGCGGTGTAAGTGCCCAGCGCGTCCGTGATGCTGAGCGTGCTGGGGATGGTCCCGGTGCACGTCACGCACGTCACACCCGGAGGCCCGCAATTGCAGGAGCCGGCAATCTGATTGAGTCCGGACATTATCAAGTTCTTAGTTGCTAGTTGTTAGTTGCTAGATATGTCCAAAGTAAGAACGAAGAACTAGCAACCAGGAACTTTTCGCTAGACCGCCGTGCAAGAGTTGCCGATCGCATCCCAGGCTGAGCCGTTGTCGGCGGGCTCGACCGGAATCAGCGAATCGATCGCGGCCGAGTCCTTGTAGAACCAGCGCACGGTCTGCGAGCTGGCCTGTAGCGTGAGCGTGCCGCCCTGATCGACGTAGATGTCGGATGTGAACGTCGAGGGCGTGAGCATTGGCCAGGAGCCAGTGGCCGCGGCGATCGCCGAGGGAGCGTGGGCCCAGAAGATCGAGTTCGCTGATCCGCCGCCGGGCGCGACGTACTTTGCCTGGCCGTCGCGGATCTGCTGCAGGGCCATCGTGAGCTTGCGCTGGCAGTCCTGGAGATCTAGCCGCAACCGCTCGAAACGGGCCTCGAGCTGGCCGAGTCGGTTGAGAGTGCCGTTCACTGACTGTCCCCCTGGAGTCGTTAGGCAATCTGCTGCCTTAACTCCATCGTGCCGAGCTGGTCGTTCGCCGTGGCCGTCGCGTCCGCGAGGGCCGGGTTGACGTCGCCCAGCATGCCGTCGAAGGCCCCGGCGCCCTCCTGACCGAACCCGCCGACTGCGCCCGCCGTGTCGCCGCCGAACCCGCCAACGGCCTCGGCACCCTGAGATCCGAAGTCCGAGACCGCACCGGTGACTTCGCTGGCGAACCCCCCGCCGAGCCCGGACTGGAGGTAGTGCGAGAGCCCCGAATACGCATTGGCGGCCCAACCTTGACCGCCGATCTGCTGGCCGGTGACCGCGGGGCGAATGAAGACGTCGCCGGTGTAGCGGGCTTGCCGGTTGGTCAGATGCAGGGTCGAGACGTAGGATGTGCCCCCGGGCCCGGGGTTGAACTGGATGTCGATCGAGGCGACCGGCAGCGCCACGCTTTCATAGCCGGTCGTGTAGCCGTTGCCGGTGATGCTGACGGCCTGGCCGGGTGTTAGGTACGTCGTGGCCAGACCCAGGTAGCCGATCGTCCCCTCGACGACGACGTTGCAGAATGCGCTGAAGAGTTGGTCGCTGTAGGCCTGCATGTTCGCGCTCAGGCTGTAGTCTCGCCACTCGCGAACCGTGACTGTCTTCGTGCGCTCGATCCCCTCCACCGTGTAGAGAGTGCCCGCGTAGCCGCCGGTAGAGGGCGACTGGACCTCGAGACTCCCGTTTGCCACCGGCAGGAACACCTGCACGTCGGTCGGGGGCGTCACGACCCCGCCGCCGTAGACAAGGCTGGTGGGCGAGACAGTCGTGATCGTGCCCGAGACCGGATCGATCTGGACGCCGATCGACGACTGGTTGTATGGGGGTGATCCCGAGGAACTCCAGTAGACCGAGCACACGGGCGATGTGGTCAGAGTCGCGGCGGTGCCGTCCGAGTTCCGGAACGCGAATGGGTACGGGAAGAACTGCTGCATCTGGGCTGCGATGTACGAGTTGGTGACCTTGTACCGCCGCCAGACGACGTTCCCCAGCTCGGACAGCGCGTACAGGCGATAGGCGTTGTAGGCGGTCGACGGCAAGGCTCGATCGAGGGTGAGCGTGCTCGTCCCGCCCGCCGTCATCGCGGTATTGGCGATCACACGGGCGGAGAACATCTGCTGAAGATTCGCGATCGTGTCGCAGTAGACGGTCAGGATTGCGTGCTGTCCGGTCGAGGTCTGATCGAGCTGATCCGCGGTGAGTGTGAGGCTGGTGTTCTGCGAGGTGATGACGACGGCGGTCGTGCTCGAGCAAGTGCAGCTCCCCTGGTCCTGCCCTGTCTGCAAGCTGAATTGCTGGTAATCATTCGGGTTCCACGCCGCGATCGCCGCGGCGTTGGTGCTATACGACCCAAATGTGAAGTCCTCCTGGAGCCCACCATCCGTGCTCGTGCTGCCGGGCCACGGCTTCACGGCCAGCGTGACCCCGGAGACGCTGAGATCGCCGCGGACGATGAGCTGGCTGTAACAGTCGGACAGGTCCCGGTGCAGGCTGGGCATGAGCCAGCGGACGTCCGAGCCGCCAAGCGTGACGGTGTTCGATGTGAAGCTCAGGGTGTTCAAAAACCTGATGTTGCCGCCGGCGTCGATATGCACCCAATAGGTCGGGTAGGTCGACTGCAAGCTCGACTCGATCGACTGGATGATCCGCTCGCCCGCGAACGTGACCCGGAAGGGGGGGATGATCGATAAGCTCGCCAGGTCGGTGACCGTGATCGAGGGCAGGGTCGAGATGACGACGGTCGGGGCGCTGGTGTAGCCCGTGCCAACGCTGACCTGGGTAAACCCGGTGATGACCCCGCCCGGTACCGTGGCCGTGTAGCTCGCTCCCGTTCCCCCGCCGCCGGCCAGAACCACGGTGGGGGCCACGGTGTAGCCGGAGCCGGCCTCCGCGACCGTGACCGATGAAACCGTCGTGCCCGTGAGTACCGCCGTCCCCGCCCCCCCGGAGCCGGTCGAGGTGAAATTGCCGATCCCGTAGCTTGCCAGCGGCGTGACGTTTTCGCTCATGCTGAGCAGATCGAGGATGCACTGGCCGACAGTGCGTCCTTCGCGGGCCGGGATGGCGTAGATGTCATCCGAGGGCAAATTGTAGGTGGCGCTGTCAGAGAGCGTGTTGCTGTCGGTGACCGGAACATAATCCGCCCGGTTGCGGAGACCGAGCGCGCGGTACTCGCGGACCCAGCCGACCTCGGGCTCGTAACGGTCGGAATACCCGACGACGTCCCCGGCAAAATATGTGGTGCCAGGGTACAAAGAACCGTTTGACCAGGAGCACGACTGGCCGCTCCACGGGTCCGGCAGCGCGGTCAAGGCCCCGAGGATGCGGCTGAAGCCCAGCTCGGGGATTCCGCCACGCACAAAGGGTGTGCAGCGATCGATCGCGGCATCGTAGGTCGCCAGGTTGACCTGGGAGCCGTCGATCGTGAGGAAGTCGGCCATCAGTTGCCCCCCAGGTACTGCCCTGTGCGCTGCCTCTGCCGGTGCATCCCGCGGTTGGTCGCGTCGATCTGATTGACCTTCGCCATCAGCGCATTGAGCTCCGTGGTGAGCGTCTGTATCATCCCCTGGACGTGGACTTGCTGGTCCAGGTTCGTCGAGTGTATGCGCGTTGCTTGATGCATCTGGCGTGTAGCTTGATGCAGTTGATGCTCCAGCTGGCGAATCCGCTTCATGGCCTCAGAGCGGACCGCTGGCGTGCGTTTAGGCCTCTGCTCGACTTCCCTGGACGGCGGCGGTGGCGCTCCGATCGCTCCGATCGTCGGACGCGGCATGTCTTCAGGAGCAACCAGGGTTGAAGGGAGGTTCTTGGATGCCGGCTGCAGATCGGCCTTCGGCCCCGCTTCGTTGAGTCCCCGCTCCCTGCGATCGGCCCGGATGCGTGCCTGGATCTCATTCTTCGTCTTATCCACCCGGGCCCGGTACTCCTCGTAAGTTTCCGGCCCGGGCCGGCTCGGATCGCGTGCATGCTCGACCCCTTCCATCACGCCGCGCGTCGCAGGACCGGTCATGCCGGAGAGCGCACGATAGTCATCGAGGCTGAGCGTTCCCTGCTCCGCCTGCCCGCGGTACTGCGCCGCGGTCGTCTCGGCCCTGAGTCGTCTTTCGGCCTGGGCCTTCTGGTTGGTGATGATCCGCTGCCTCATCTCCTCAACCTGGCTCGGGTCGCCCGCCTCCCGAGCCCTTTCGGCGCGCGACTGCAGTTTTCGTTCCTCGTCCTTGAACTTTCCCAGCTCGGTATCTTTCATCTCGAGGTAGGACGCGACTTCTTTATCCATACGCTCCTTGTCTTCGCGTGACATCGCCTCGCCGAACCTCTTGCCCCTTTCCTTTTGCTCCGTCTCGGCCGCCGTGTCGATTTGCCCGGGTGCGACGGGATGGGCGGCCGCGATGCCGGCGAGCGCATCCTTCTGGGCCTTGTCGGCCTGCTCTTTCCTGGCCTTGATCAAAGCCACTTCGCGCTCGACCTGTTCGTTCTTCGCCCGCTGGGCTGCGACGAACTTGTTCGTCGCGTCAGTGTAAGTTTGGAGCTCCAGCGTCAGTTCCTTGAAGCGGTCCTTGGCGGCTGCGACGGCCTGCGCGCCGCCCGGCGTGAGGCCGTTCCACATCGTGTCCCAGGCCGTTTTGAGCTTGGGTGTAACGTTCTCGATGGTGTTCAAGACCAATGTCATCGCGACGCCGATACCCGCCGGACCGCCGGCGAACGCGAGTACCGATTCAATGAGGCCGGCCGCGCGTGGCAGACCCTTGTCGGAAATTAACATCGACGTACCGCGCTCGAGCTTGAACAGTGCGGATATGAGCTGGTCGAGCCCCGCGCCGGCCACCGGCGCCTTGCCGCCGATCGACACCATCACGCCTTCCAGCGAGTGGATCTCCTCCTTCAGTTTTCCGCTCTGCTCCGAGAATTCCTTGGGCCCGATCGCCCCGCGGCCGAACTCTTCACCGACGTGCTTGAGATCGGCGATGAGCTTGTCCAGCTCGACATTGAGCTTGGCGGCCGCGGGCGCGGATTCACCCAGGTCGAGCGCCGCGCGTATCCGTTCCTCGGTGTCAGCCATCGTAGTGACCTCGGATCAGAAGTTTCGCCCAGGCGGCCAGATCGGCCTTCATCTTGTCGCGATCGACCGGCCGCACGCCGCGCAGGTCATACCGCTTCCGGGGCCCGTTTTTCCCGATCGGGAGGCCGTCGAAGAACACGGGAAGGAAATGAAAGCCGTTGCGACTCACCACGTCGCGCCATGCCGCCCACGCGATCCAGACATAAGGCCGGTCCGGGTCTCGGTTATGCCCCGTCTCGACGTTGGTTATGCTCCGGGAGAACTGCTTGCGAGGAGCGAGGAACGGCCCGGTCAGCCGGCGATATTCCGCGGTTGTGAGGCCTGCGCCCAGGCCGGGATTGTACTTGCCGCGGCGGAGGTTCGCCCTCTGGCCGAGCCGCTGCGCGAGCGTGAGCTTCTTCGGATTGAACGGCCGGTAGCTCGGTACCGGAGCGGGATTGCCGTCCTTGTCGAGCCCGGCCAGGACGCCCTTGCGGTTCCCCTCCTCGAGTCGACGCTCCCAGCTCTCCATCAGCTCGCCCACGGCGCGCACCAGGACCGGATCGCCGGGCCGCGCGAAGATCGTGAGCCGGCGGACGCGCACGGCGAACCGGCCGAGGTCGTTGAGGTTGACGGTGAACATGTCAGGATTGCGGATTGGGGATCGGCTTGCCGTCATCGTCAACCACGATCACATCGCCTTTGATTTCGCCGTGTTCCTGGCCCCAGATGAATGCCGCCTCGATCAGGGAAATGCCGAGGAACCTGGCGGTCAGGCGAATCGTCTCTTCCCTCGTCTTGCCTTCAATCATTTGAGCCATCCAAGATCTCGGAAAATGGCATCGATCTCCGCGGAGATCGGCTTGAACTCCTCGGAAGTCCACTGGGGTGCATAGATCTTCTGGTCGGTCCGTGTCATGCGATGCTCGAGCTCGGCTAACATGTCCGGGTCGCCGCTCTTTTCCGCGATCCATTGGGAGTAGGCGCGAGCCCAGATCTCATGGTCCTGGAGCAGGTACTCGACATGTTTCTGGTCGACCGCGTAATTATTGAGCCATGCAGCCCCTTCGGTGTGGACGGTTGCCTGTCCCTGCCGCGATCGCAGTGTCATGATGCTCTTGCTGGCCTCGATTGCATCGAGGAACCGTTTGAACCGTTTCTCCGCTCGGAAGTCCCGGTTTTCCTTGATGCGTGGCGCTGCCAGCGGAATGCCCGCGTAGTCAATGACGTGGCCAGTCTCGTGGGCGGTGGTGAACCGGGGGGTATCGGTTACCTTGTTGATTTCCATCGCCTTCACGGTCCCGTCGTTCCGAATCTTTAGGTATCCCTCGTAATCGGCATGGGTCATGCTCCTCACCGGCAGCCGCGGGATGTTGCCGTCGCTGTGGACCTTGTCGATGATCTCGAACGTCGCTTTGGCTGCGCGCTCGATCCGGGGCGAGATGGAGGTGTCGATCTCCATCGCCTTTGAGACGGGCACGGGCTGAAATAACAGCGCGGACCGCGGGGCAGCAGGCGCTTGAGGAGCCGGTGGAGTCGGAGCTGGCTTGGGCGCCGGAGCTGGCTTGGGCGCCGGTGGAGGCTGCCGTGGCGGAGCCGGTCCCGGTCCGAGTCCCGGGCCCGGCTTCCATTGCTCGCCGCGGGCGTTGAGCCTCCGGAACCCCGAGAACGTCCCCGCCTCGATCGCCCGCCGGATCTGCCCCTCGGCCCCCGGGAAAAGGTCGTACTCCGCCAGGTTCGTCCCGCCGATCCCGGTCTTCGCGACCGGCCGCAGGATCTCGGCCTTTCTCAGCAGCTTGGCCCCCGGGATGCCGGGGTGCACCAGAACTTTCTCGGCCGCGGGCGACGCCAGCCACTTGTCCCAATCGCGCGACGCTCGATCCAGCGTCCAGTCCCGCCCCGTACCCGAGAGGCCGAAGACGTCGTGGCCCCGGTCAGCCCAGTAATGGAGGACCTCGGCGAAACTCCTGCCTGTATGCGAATCGAACTTCCACCAAAACTCGGCGCTTGACGTGTGAGCCCGGCCGGTGAGCAGCGACATCACGCGCGAGAGATCGAGGGCCGGAATCCCGCGCGGAGCCGTCTTTGTTACAGGGCCGACTTCGCTCCGCCGGTACTTGATCGTGCGCGGCGACAAGGGATGAATGTTCCCGTCCTTGTCCTTGCCGCGCCGCAGATCGCGGAGCTTGGCCGTCAGTCCGTACTTGACCACCAAGTCGAACCACACCAGCTTCGCGGCGTCCGGGTACGTGGACAGGTCCGACGGCTGCATGCGCAGCCGGTAGCCGACGGCAGTGGATTCGCGGTCAGCCATACAGGATCCTCAGGATCTCATCCCAGGTCCGGTCCTGCGCCGGCGTCCGCGTCCCGCGCGGCATCGTCCGATAGTACGCCTCGGCATCGGCCAAGTCGGCCACGATCGCCGGCCAGGCCGGCTCCCGTTCGGGATGTCGCGCGATCCGCTTCAGCTCTCGGTAGGCCCGTAGCACTCGCTGCGCGTCGGCATCGCACATTCCTGCTCTCCGGTTGTTGGCGGCCCTGCCTGATCGAACCTGGGTGATTTCCGCCCGTGCCAGTTCGCGCCCCAGTCCTTCCCGCCCGTGCTCAGGTGCACCGCCGTGATTTCGGGGATCAGCACGCGCTTCGCCCGCGGCCACTGAAGGGCGTGCAGCATGTCGGTGTGCTCGGCGTCCCAGCCCTGCACGGCGGGATAGCGGAGAATGCCGCTGGCCCGGTTCCAGAGCTGGAAGAACCCGATTGGGGCGTAACCCCCATAATCGAAGTGGCCGACCCGGGAGCCTACCGGCCAGTCGCGCGGGCCGTGATGGAAGTAGTGCTTTTCGTAGGGGTCGGGGTTGGTCAGCCAGCTTTGCCAGGCCTCTTTGCTCGGACAGTCCACCCGATCGATGCCGTAAATGCAGGACGGATCGAGCTCGACGTTCGCCAGGTGCTTGCGCGTGTTCCGCGGCAGGGCCGTATCGGCGTCGATGTGCGCGACCCAGTCCTCGAGCTTGAGGTGAGCGAGCCCGATATTGATCGCGGTCGCCTTGGCGAAATCCTGGCCGCCCCGGTTGAAGTAAGGACAGAAGGCGGTCCGCACCCCGTACCGCTGACAGACCCGGACCGTGCCGTTGTCCTTCTGCGAGGTGACCACAACCCAGTCGTCGAAGAGGGGCTGGTTGACGCGGATCGTCTGTTCGAGAAAATCATCATAGTGAAGGCAGACGGTGACGGCTTCGATATGCATTTTGGTGGACGGGGCGTTGCCCCGTGCTATCCTGTTCTGCCCCTTTGGGGCGGCGGGAATGCCAAGGATCGAGGTTGAGACTTGGCCTGTGAGCACGCCCTGAAAGGGCAGGACATGTCAGCACGGGGCAACGCCCCGTACGGGAGCATCACGTAAACGTCATCGTCAAGTCGATCGAGTTAGCCGGGTCCCACTGGTTCGTCACGGTCATCGTCTCGGTGTAGAGATCGTTGAGCGGCAACTGATCTTCCAGGGTCGTAATCACGCTGTTCGTCTCGAGGTTGAACGTCGCCGTGTGCGTGCCGTTGTTCAGCTCGAGGGTGCACGACGTGCCCGTGTATCCGGCCGCCGTGGAGAAGCCGAGCAGGCCTTCATAGTCGGTCCGGTCGTCCGGACTCGGCACGTAGAAGTTCTGCGACTCGAGGGTCGTCGAGCGGCCGACGAACCGCATCAGGTTGATGAACCGGTTCGCCCAGAACCGCCGCGCCAGCACGTTCTTGCTGCTGAGCTTGAGGCTCTGGAACTGCGTCCGTGCCGTGCCGATCGTGAGCCCCCCCGATGCGTGGACGAAGACGTAGGGGCCCGTGACGCCGCCCACGGGCATCTGGGCGTCGGTCGGGGCGGGGAACGTACCCGCGGTCGGGTCGGTCGAGCTGTCGAACTGGTTGCCCTGGGGGGTCGAGCCGGAGATGTCGAGCGAGAGCGTGGCGATCGTCGAGTCCTCCGAGACGTCGAGTTCCCACCCGTCCACCTTGCAGCCCAGGTAGACGCGCCGCTTGATCGTGCCGTCGGAGCGTGCGATGCCGTGGTAGATCGCCACGCTGGCCAGGTCGCCCGCCGGCTCGGTCGTGGTCCAGGGCGACGTCTGGCCGCTGTTGATCTGCTGGCCGCCCCACTGCAGCAGGAACTGCGAGAGCGGCCCGGCGTAGAGCTTGGTCGCCAGACGGCCCTTGCACTCGATCTTGTCGGAGACGCGGAAGGCGTCGATCGCCACGCCGCCGCCGTAGGGAACCGCCACCATCACCGGCCGCGGCCGCATGGTGAACACGTCGGCCCCGTCCAGCCGGATGTAGAACGCGTTGGCACTGGCCGTCGGCCAGACGATCGGGGTAGTGACGGGAGTCTTGTAGGCGGACTCCTGGACCAGCATTAGAAACTCACGACTCATGAGGAGCCTCGCTTACGAAAAGAACGGATCAAACCACAGAGAACACAGAGCGACCTCCCTTCGGGCGGTGCCCGGAGGGAATTCACGAAATTCTGATCTGTATTTCTCCGGGCACCCGGAGGGTCGCTCTGTACTACTAATTGTGAAAATCTTGTACGCTGTGCACGATTTTACAACCGATTTTGTGGCAAGGTGTTAGAGTCGCGACCGTCGGGGAGCAGACGCATAGCATCGTGATTGCGCACAT